TGTTTCTTCTTGGAAGAACAGTGGCCAAATTAGGCAAACTTGATATAGGCACACTAGCTAAAGGTATTATTGCTGTTGGCTTTATTGCTGCAATACTTGTTGGCACAATGAAGCTCCTTACAATGGCAGCAAAAGACGCCTCTTTAGACGGTTCTATTCTTAAGGGGATGATTGTTTCAGCCGCATCGATATTTGTTCTTGGATATACTGTTGCAAAGCTTGGAAAGCTTGAAGTAGGAACATTGGCGAAAGGTATTATAGCAGTTGGATTTATAGGTGCTATTTTATCAGCAGTGGTTATTGCTGTTAGTAGATTTGCCACAGCAATCGACCCGTCTGTTATATTTAGTTTAATACCATTTACATTGGCAATAGTTGTATTATCGGCAACTGCTGCTCTGATAGGATTAACTCCACGAAGTGCTTTGCGTAAGGGCGTCTCAGTAATAACAGCTATGGCAGCAATACTAACCGTTGCTATGATCATGCTCGGAGTAGTCACTGTATCACCGTCAGCTATATTTAGTTTAATACCATTTACATTGGCAATAGTTGTATTAGCAACGACTGCCGCCTTGATAGGATTAACTCCACGAAGTGCTTTGCGTAAGGGCGTCTCAGTAATAACAGCTATGGCAGCAATACTAGTTGTAGCTATGGTAATGCTTGGTGTAGTTAATGTATCGCCATCAGCTATATTTGGTTTAATAGCATTTGTATTGGCAATAAACGAATTGGCGCTGGCAGTAGTGGTAATAGGAGCCATTCCTAGATCGATACTATTAAAAGGACTTGGAGTTATATTAGCTCTTGGTGCAATTTTATCAGCAAGCCTATTCCTTATGGGGCATACATCAATAAATGCAACTCAAATAGGTGCTCTTATAGCATTTATGGTTTCAATTCAAGCATTGTGCTTTAGCGTGCTAAGTATTGGTGTCTTACCGTTACCGGTTATAGCTAAAGGGCTTGGTGTCATCACCGCCTTGGCAGTTATTCTTGATGCCTCGCTCAAACTTATTTCTAAAAATAATTTTACAGCCATCGATATTGTGGCACCTCTTGCTCTTGTTGGAGCTATTCTCACACTAGCATTTGCCGTTGTTAAAGTTGGTTCGGTTGATCCTGTAACTTTGGCAAAAGGTCTTGGCGTTATTACAATCTTAGGTGTTATTCTTTATGCGTCGCTTAAACTTATTAGCGGTAATAACTTTGGCGTTATCGATCTTGTGGCCCCACTCGCACTTGTTGGAGCTATCTTAATTCTAGCCGTTGCTGTTATTAAACTTGGATCGTTTGATTTTGGAACTTTGGCGAAGGGATTGGGTGCTATTGGATTAATAGCAGCCGGACTTGTCATAGCGCTTAAAGAGCTTTCCACGATCATGGGGCAGCTTATATTAATGAATACTGCTATTCCTGCTTTGATGGCATTTGTAGCGGTTATCGGTGTTCTCTCTTATGTTGTAACAGTTCTTGGTAAAATGACTGTGGGCGACTTGGGCAAAGGTCTTGGTGGACTTGTGGTTATTGTCGCAACAATGGTTATAGCATTCAAAATGTTGAGTGCCATTTCACCAGACATACTGATTGTAAGTGCTGCATTTCTTGTGTTTGGTATAGCAGCGTCGTTTATTGGTGATGCGTTTATTAAAGTAGCCACCGCGCTAATGATATTTACTCAGGCGTTAATGCTGTTCACAACCTTGAAGAGCGAAGAGCAATTTGCCGGCCTTGCTGCAGGACTCGCGACACTGAGCACTGTATTAATAGTGTTTATTGGTATCGTTGTAGGCTTTGTTGCTGTCCTGGCTATATTCCCAGCATTGATCATTCCTTTAATGGCTTTTGCTGGGGCAATGCTAATGATCGGTGCTGGCTTATATTTGCTGGTATCCGCTATTGAGAAATTTATAGCAATTTCCGGTCAGATCGGTAGTGCTATTGTAAATGCTATTTCTTCAATAGTTAGTAGCGCCGGACAGATACTTAGTCTGATTGGAGACGCAATTTCTAAAGCGCTTAAGTATATTGTTGACAATGCTCCGGCTTTCATGGCAAAAGCAGGCGAGTTGATCAAGTCTGCAGTAGCTGGAATCTCAAAGAACGGACCTAATATTACCAAGAAAGTTGGAGAATTTATTAATAAGGCTGTTCAATGGATTAAGAAGAATCTTCCCAAATGGCTTTCTGCAGGTAAAGATCTCATTCTCAAACTTGTTGCCGGTATAGCTGCTATGGCTCCTAAACTTCCCGGAAAGATCGGAGAACTTCTGTCTAAAGGTATTTCCGCTATTCAGAAGAATCTTCCTAAATGGCTTTCCATGGGTAAGGAGCTTATTTCGAAGCTTATAATGGGTCTTATCAGTCTTGCTGGAAAGATTGCGAGCGAAGCAGGTAAACTTGCAAAGAAAGCTCTTCAGGCTATTAAAAATAAGGTCGGTGAATGGAAACAAGTTGGTAAAGATATGGCATCTGGACTAGCCAAAGGTATTATGTCTAAAGCGTCGCAGATTGCTGAAAAAGCGAAGAGTCTTGTAAAAGGCGCTATTGATGCAGCCAAGAGAAAACTGGATTCAAATTCACCTTCTAAGGTCTTTATTAAGATTGGTGAGGACATCGATAACGGTCTTTTGATTGGTATCGATAACAACGCCAGAAAAGCTGCTTCTAGATCTAGAGTAATGGCTGAGAGAGTAATGCTTGCTGCTAAGAAACCTCTAGACATGCTTGCAGATCTGCTTAGCGGAGACATTGTTACTGATCCAACAATAACTCCTACAATGGATCTGTCAGAAATTCAAAATGACACTAGAAAACTGTATTCTATGATGTCTGATATGGATCGGTTATCGTTCAACGGCAATATTACTCTCGCCGATAATACTAATCGAAGCGTGACAGCCGATCGGCGTCGTAAAGAACAGTCTGAGAATGATACAATGAGCGCGCTGATTAATGCTATTAACGGTTTGTCGGCTCTCATTGGTAATACTGGTAATGTTTATAATGTAAACGGCGTAACATACGATGACGGCAGTAATGTATCGTCTGCTGTTAGATCGCTTATTCGTGCCGCTAAGATAGAAGGGAGGGCGTGATGCCTACTGTTATTATGGACACCACTCCTAATATGGTGACGAACTTTAAAGTGCGATTACAAAGCGGGAGCGATCGTTTGTTATATGCTACCTGGGTATGGAAAAAAGGAAACACTGCTAAATACAAGGTGACCTGGAGATATTATACAGGTGACGGAGTATGGTTCATTGGCAGTGAAAGCGAAGAAGAATATGGCAGTGCTGGGTGGTCCGTGCGAGTTACTTACACGGCCCCCAGTAACGCTTTAAAGGTGGCTTGCACAGTACAACCGATTTCTAAGACTTACGAGAAGAAAACTGGTAAAAATTCTACAGCAACAGTTTCTTATTGGACGGCCCAGTCCGCAACAGAAACTTACGAATTTGCAAACGCTGGTCTTCCTGCTACGCCAGGCGTTCCCACAATAAGTGTGGATAAAAATTACAAACTCACGGTAGAACTTAGTGTTCCGGATGTTAACACAGAGTCTGTCGAATTAGAGATTGTACAAGACGATAGAAAAACATTTGCATCTCCTGTTGTTAATGTTACTAGACAATATGTTCGATATACATGCAAAATAACGGGTGGTAGTCGCTATAAGGTTAGAGCTAGGGGGCGCGTAAACGGGCTACCATATTTTAATCCGAACGCTAAAAAAACAGCAAAAAGTCGTATTGACTATAACACAGTATATCCTTTTTATGCGTCTCCTTGGTCTGATTATTCGTCGAATGTTTCTACAGTTCCAAAAGCGCCGACTAAGATAACAAAGCACACCGTTGTTAGTCTTAATCAAGTAAACATAGTATGGACACCGGTTGCAAATGTAACTGGTTATACTCTCGAATATACGGTTAACAAAATTTTCTTTGACCGATCATCAGAAGTAAAATCATTAACTGTAAATGAGTCAGAAGCAGCTGTCACTGGGCTCGATCCAGGGCAAACATGGTATTTTCGTGTAAAAGCAACAAATGCTCAGGGTGATTCCGGTTGGTCTCCAATATATTCTTTGATTCTTGGCGTAGCACCGTCTGCGCCGACAACCTGGTCAGAAACAGCCACGGCAGTTGTTGGTGATACAGTACGATTTTATTGGCTTCATAATTCTGAAGATAGTTCAACACAGCAAGATGCAGAAATTCAGGTTGCCGTCGGCGATGGTGAATGGCAAACTAAAACACCTACATACAAGTCGCCAAATCCTGGCGAACCAAGCTACCTTTCCTATGAAACGTTTCTTTATACGTCGGGAGAACTTGTTGACGCTCTTGGTGAACGCATTTTGGACGAAGATGGTAATGTTGTATCGACAGCAGTTTATTCCGCATATTCAGAAGGTGCTGTTATTCGTTGGCGAGTACGGACATTAGGCGTTCTTCCAGATGCTTGGAGTCCATGGTCCACAGAAAGAGCGTTGGTTTTATACGCCCCTCCGACGATTGGGCTTGTTGTGTCCGATACAGAGGATTCCGAACGTTCGGTATTTACGTTTACGTCATTTCCTATTTACTTAACTGCTACGGCTTATCCGGATACTCAAAGAGCGGTCAGTTGGCATATTTCAGTTATTGCTAACGAGTCTTATGAGACTCTTGATTCTATTGGAAATCCTAAAATTGTAGTTGCTGGAGATGAAGTATATTCCGAATATGTTAGTCAAACAGAAGAGGATAATGTTCTAAAAAGAGCCTTCAATGCGGGAAACATAGACCTTGAAAACGACGTTGGTTATACAATAACGGTCAAGGTAGGCATGAGTTCTGGTATGTCCGTGGAATCATCACAAAATATTACTATTGACTGGACTGATGTTAACATTTGGCCAAATGCCGAGGTTGGAATTGACCAGGAACAATTATGCGCTTATATTCGTCCCTACTGTGTCGATGAAGAGGAAAATCTTATAGAAGGTATTGTCCTTTCTGTTTACAGACGAGACTATGATGGTAGATTTACGGAGATAGCTACCGGAATCAAAAATCTAGGTACAACTGTTGTGGTCGATCCTCATCCATCTCTTGACTATGCTAGGTATCGTATTGTTGGAATTGATACCGAAACTGGTTCTATTGGATATTACGATATGCCTGGCGAACCTGTTGGCGAAACGGGAATAGTTATTCAATGGGACGAAGCCTGGAGCGATTTTAACATGCCTTCCGGTGACGGAGATGCTCTAGCGTCACGAGTATGGGCTGGCTCTATGGTAAAACTACCGTTTAACGTTAAAGTGTCGGAATCCACCGCGATTGATAAAAACTTGGTAGAATACATCGGGCGTTCAGCCCCAGTTGCATATTATGGGACACAACTTGGCGTTAGCGGAAGCTGGTCCTCTGATATTCCGGCAACTGATATTAACACTCGCTATGCTCTTCGAAGATTGCAGATCTGGAGGGGCAATGCATATGTCAGAGAACCTAATGGCGTAGGTTATTGGGCTAGTGTTGAAGTGTCGTTTAATAATGATTACGATAATCTTCTTATACCTGTAACAATTGAAGTAACAAGAGTCGAAGGAGGAATGTAATGCCTGACTGGACTGCTTCGATGCAGCAAACATATGAGTATTACGAGGTCGATCCGGCTACATGGGAGGATCGCCGAAAAATCGATATTGTTACTTCTTCGAGTATCACGAGAGACGTTAGTTCGGACACTGGCGGCAGTGCTTCGTTTAACGTCTCTTCTGATCTTGGAGAACTTTATATTAGAGTATATCTTATTACAACACAGAATCGTATTACAGAGAAATTTCCTCTTGGTACATTTTTGTGTCAAACTACTGGGGATAACTTTGATGGAAAAGTAAAAGATGTAACCATGGATGCTTACGCTCCTTTACTTGAGTTAAAGGAAAAGAATCCGCCACTAGGATATTCTATTGGACAAGGTGTGAATATTTTAGAGGCGGCTACAAATATTGTGTCCAAAAATGTTAGAGCGCCATCTGTCGGTAGTGAATTAGACGGCGAAGACTATACGCTGTCCTATCCATTTGTAGCCGAACTTAACGATACTTGGTACACATTTATCAGTGATTTGCTCGCCAGTATTCGGTACAGTATGGACATCGATGAGCTTGGAAGAATTATATTTACACCAGATCAAGACGCTAATTCTTTGCAACCTGTCTGGACATATGACGACGACAATAGCTCGATTTTACAACCAGATTTCGATATTAGTAGAGATTTATATGGTATTCCAAACGTTCTCGAAGTGATTTATACAAAAGAAAACGGAAGCTACGTATATTCTAAAGTGGTTAATAACGACCCCGACAGTCCTATATCTACTGTGACTCGCGGTAGAGAGGTTATGCACCGAATAACAGATCCCGATATTTTTGGAAGCCCAACACAAGTTCAACTCGATGATTACGCAAAGCAGACTCTTAGGAATTTGTCAACCATCGAATACACATTAACGTATACTCATGGCTACTGTCCGGTAAGAGTTGGCGATTGCGTGCTAATAAATTACGAACGAGCAGGATTGACCAATCAACGAGCTAAAGTCATTCGCCAGAATATTAAGTGCGAAACTGGCTGCCAGGTTGAAGAAACTGCCGTATACACGCTTAGTCTTTGGAGGTGATATTTTGGAACTTCAAGATAGTGTTCTGAAAGCGTTTGCTGATGCGGTGAATGGTTCCGGCAGCACCTCTCCAGACGCGATGACTTTTTATGCTATTGTGGTGCGAAAAACTCCTAATCAGAGCACCGGTAAGGATGATATTTTTGTACGTTTTTATGGTGCTGACGAATCTGTTGAAACGCCGGTGACCACTACGGTTGAGGTTGGCGTTGATGACGTTGTTATGGTTCGGATGAAAGACCATAAAGCGACTATTATTGGCAACATTAGTTATCCATCTCTAACTAGAGCTGGTAGTTTTTATATAACACTCACGGCTGACGGATTAGTCGTTGGCAAATTAAGCAAGCTTAACATCCCGACTGGTACGCACATTCTTATCACAGATACCAACTTTCAACTTATCGGTGCTAATGGTGCTGTATTAGCCAAGTTTGGTTCCGACGTTGAACTTGGACCGGTAGGAAGTGTTCGATCAACTATCACATCTAAGGGGCTTAAAGTTTTCAACGCTAGCGGAACCATGATAGCTCAGTTTGGCGCAACTGCTCAGATAGGTCCTTCAACTTCGGCTCATGTTATTATTAACGGCTCCAACATGATTTTTTACAATGCCAGCGGAGCTGAAGTGCTGAGAGCTGGAACTAGTACATCTACGTGGAACGGTTTTAAAGGCATTGAAACACAAGGAAATATTGTAGCAAATGATGGGCGAGTTTTGGCATATTTTTCAGGCACTAATTCTAATGGGCGAGTTACCGCTGGTAGTGGTGCATTAATAGCGGATTTATCGGGTGGAATGCCAATACCAGAGCATGACATTGAACTGATTGCTTCTAAGGATCGGGTTGGTTTATATTCTCATAATAATCCAAACGGATGGATTTCATATTACAACCTGTCCAATAAGCAAGGATATTTATATAGTCACATGAACGGAACTTCAGCAGATGTTGTGGCTATTCCAAACCTACTTAGAGGCGGTGTCGGTCAATTATGGTCAGGCACATTAAGTGTCACTGCGAACAGCACCGCCTGGTCTGAAGTAGCTGTAACTGCTTTGGCTAACTGGAACGTCGCGGCTCTTAGAGTGCACTGCGGTAGAATATATTCTACTGTGATCATTATTCGAAGTGAAGGCTCTACTGAGCATCGCGTTGGCGACTATGATTATACATACGATGGTACTAGCCAAACGTTTATAGCAAGTGTCCGCGTTAATTGGGCTGCTGGTCCAACGATTGGAATTAAACGAGTAGTAGGTCCTGCCGATAGTGGCGCTACTGGTTATTTTCAGATATTAGCTGTGCACGGTATCATCAGAGCAGTAGGATAAGGAGAACATGAAAATAAAGATATTAACTATATACAACATTCTTTTTGCTGTACTGTAGATAACAAAAGGATTTGCCACCGCATGGAGGAAAGGACTGTAACATGCTGACATACTGCTTTGAGAGCGTATCGGTACGGTTTTGTATAATAAAAAGGAATTAAATGAATGGAATTCTGGTCACAAATAATACTAACTATATTTACATCGGTTCTGGCGTCCTCTGGCCTGTGGGCGTTTCTGAGTACCAGGTTCGACAAAAGAGATGCCGAAAGAAAGATTCTGATCGGGATCGGCCACATCGAAATTGTGTTCTTTGGACTGCAGTATATCGACCGTGGCTGGATTACTCAGGACGAATACGACACTTTGCGCGAGCTATACGAACCTTATGTAAAACTCGGCGGTAATGGCTCCGGAACCAAAATCATGAAAGAAGTAGAAAAGCTTCCAATTAAAGGAGGTCTTAAATGAAAACAATTCTTAGCGATAAGGCTTATGATATTCTCAAGTGGGTAGCACTTGTATTGCTGCCAGCTCTTGGAGCATTATATTTTGGACTAGCTGGTATTTGGGGGTTTCCCTATGGCGAGCAGATCGTAGGTACTATTACGGTACTCGACACCTTCCTCGGCGTGATCCTGGGTATCAGTACCATCCAGTATAATAAGAAGGAGTGAGTATATGGGGCGAATAATATCGTATCCGGAGCTTACCTCTGTTTCTTCTGACGATTATTTAATAGTTGATGGAGACACGAACGGTACACGAAAACTCAACCTGAATAATTTAATTTCGCCTGCTCCGGAACTTATTTCAAAAACGATAACGACTAATGGCACATATTCCGCAGCGGATGACAATGCAGACGGTTATAGTGAAGTTACCGTAAATGTTAGTTCTGGAGTATCTATCAGTGAAGTGGAGAATGCTTATGGTACGGAGCTGATTATCACCACTGGTGGAAGTCCTACTCCAGATCCCGATCCTACTCCTACTCCAGATCCCGATCCTACTCCTACTCCAGAACCTAGTGGAGAATGGGAAACTGTGTTTGATAGTACGATAACATCTACGTTGCATACTGAAAGCGGAAAATATGTTTCTCGAATTGAAGAATTGCAAGACCTTTGGTTTTCATCAAATGAAATATGGCGAGTTACATATGACGGGGTTCAATATATTTGCCCTGTTGGAGCTACGAATGGTGTACGTTCAGTTGGAAACAGCAGTTTAATTGACACAGATAATGGTGTGAATGAGCCATTTCTTATGTATAACGTTGGCGGTGGTGCAATGATATGCCTTACACGAACTATTGGTGAGCATACGTTGAAATTAGAGCAGTCTGTATAACGAGGTGAACTGATGCCAACAAATAAAATAACGATTAATAATGTAACTAGAATAGACCTTTCCACGACAGGTATTGAATCCTCTGATGATATTCCTGAAGGTAAGATCGGTTATTTACGAACTGGAGAACGTGTGGTTGGAACAGGAGAAATCGGAATGGCTAACCCATTAAAAGGAAAAATCGCTGTATTTACTGGCGATTCAATTTGCTATGGAGCGTCATACACTGGTGGATATGCAAGGATCATTGGCGAAGAAAATGATATGACTGTTCAAAATCTTGGTCAAAATAACAGATGCATCGCTTCATATGATAATAACACTGGAATTTGGGCGTCTGTAGCTGATATGCGATCTGATGCCGATTACATTATTCTCGAGGGTGGTGTTAATGATGCCGGGTACAACGTTCCACTTGGCAGCATAACGAGCGGTTATGACGATGCACTCGATACCGATACTTTTGCCGGGGCTTTTGAACAGATGCTTAAATCTACAATATTGAAATTTCCTGGTAAAAAAATAGGTTTTGTCTTTGTAACAAAAACCACTCCAAATTTTGATTCGAGAACGCCGAACTCGCACTATACTGTAGCAATAGAATGCTGTGAAAAATGGGGCATTCCATATTGCAATCTTAACGTGTTATCACCGCCTCTCAGATATATTAGTGCACTTGAGTCGGTATATACAACCGACGGCATACATCCGAGCGAAGATGGCTACCGAGCATACTATGTTCCTAAGATTACAGCTTGGATGAAAACACTTTAAAGGAGTAAACCATTGGGAAGAGTTATATCTTACGGTGAGAAAACCGGATACAACGACGGCGATTATTTGCTTCTTGACAACAGCGAGGGCGGGACCAAGCGTATTCACCCCAGTCTAGTAGGCCCTCGTGTTGATTCTTCTCCTGCGGCAAACAGCACTAACGCGGTGCAGTCTGGCGGCGTTAAGAGCGCACTGGATGCATTACAGGCGCAGATTCCGCAGATTGACCCCACCCTCTCCCAGAGCGGACAGGCGGCGGATGCGAAAGTGGTTGGGGAAAGTATAGGTGAGTTGGATACTTGCCTAAACTACCCGAAGAACAAGGTAATAAAGCAAGCAACTATTAGCATAAATGGCGTTATCGAAGAAGTTGCAAATTATGATGTATTTTGCCAAGAAATAACTGTATATGATGCGATGACCATATCAATCTCAAGCGGAGCATTTGTATACGCTTTTTTCACAAGTGAGCCAAACTTAGAGAGTGTATCATATAATTCGGCGCGTGTTTATTCTGGATCGCCAACTGCAAGCGGGATCACTGTCCTGTCAAGTGCTAAATGGGTCGCTGTCAGAGTGCCGCCAGGAACAAAAGCAACCATTACACCAAAAACATCACCGATTATTGATAAAGTGGTCGCAAGCAGTGATACTTTTGATGCTTTCTTTAGTTTGCAGGGAAAGCAGATAATTTCAAGCAATTATCAATTTTTACTTCCCGATGCGAACACTGCAGCAAGCGAAGCCACTTATGTCCTCACGTTTGCAATCGGTAGCACGGAGATCCCTGCTAACCTGCCTGTAAGTACGCTTACGCAGTCTAATAGTTTTCTGACATGCATAGGAAAGGCCAGTGCTTCAAAAGTCCAGTTCTTCGCGATGGGAGATAGCGTGTGGTATCGCTACAAAACAAGTCCGGCTGCATGGGCTAACTGGATAGAAATCTCAAGAAAAAGAACTTTCCATGTTGGAACTGGGCAGAAATACACAACTATCAGGGGAGCTGTTGCAGATGCAATAAAGTACAACGGGACAACGGTTTATGTGCATAGCGGGACATACGACTTGTTGAATGAATTTTCTGATATTATTGCCGATTTTCCAAGTGGTGGGTATCAGGGAATTAAACTTGAAAACGATGTGCATTTAATTTTCTCTCCTAATGCAAAAGTAACATTCTTATATACTGGAGATGACAACAATGTAAAACGCTATTTTTCCCCATTTTTCTCAGGTGTAAATGGTGGGTACATAATAGACGGATTAAGCATCAGAGCATCTAATTGCAGGTATTGCATCCACGAAGACGCTAAAGGGGTCTCAAGTAATACCCCGTTCTTCCGTGATGTAATTATTAAAAACTGCAACATGTATATAGATAATTCCAATAACCAAAATTATCCACAATGCGTAGGTGGTGGATTAACGGATGATTCTTCAGTGCAGTTGCTTGATAACATTATGCAATCTGCTCAAGCGGATTCTGCCGTGTTCCCCGTAGCATCATGGCATGGTTGTGCGAGTGGTGGTATATCACGCATTGTGGCAAAAGGGAACTATTGCAAAGGTAAGGGAACATTAAGATTTAATCATTATGGCGTATCCACAGAGGCAGATGCAACAAAATGCCTTGTTGATAACAATTCTCTTGGCTCAGCAATCATAAATAGATACGAAAATCAGAGCGCATATCCTAACGCTAACATGAGTGTATACGGATGGAACAACGAGATTCGTGAATAAAAGGAGACGCCATGACAGAAATCATCATCGGCACTACGCCAACCATCACATATAAATTCAAGATTGTCTCCCCGTCCGATTTTTACAACTAATCTTAGCCCAGATGATACAAGAGTATCATTAATTCGCACAGCTTAAAGGAGTAACCAATGTACCAATACTACGTAACGGAAGTCCGTAAGTCTGCTGCTGGTGAGTTGGAGCATGACGTTTTCTGGCTTTACGACGAGGTCGAAGAGAAAGCCCGTCTTAAAGGAGAATCCAAGTACCATGAGGTCATGAGCCGTGCGGCAGTGTCTACATACGCTGAGCATGGTGCAATATTGTTCAGCAGTCAGTGTAACCCGATTAAAAACGGGTGTTATATTCATACGCCAGACCCAACCGCCTAAATACTCATGTATAGTGGTAGAGTCACGTAAAAGGGATGGTTTGCCGCAAGGTTTACTGTCCCTTTTATTTTTTGCGCTGAATTTACTTCTTCTACTATAGAAGGAGGATAATAAATATGAAAAAAATTATGAAACAGCTTAAAGAAATCATATATCTCAAAAAGATTGAAGCAATACTGGAGAGTTATGATCCAGTTATTAGAAATCCAGTAAAGAGATTATGTGTGAAAACGTTGTGGCGTATTTGTGAGTTTATTAATCAATAATTCTGAAAAGCACGAGGACTGCACATCCTTATGCTTTTTTGCGCGAATTTTACAACGACTTATATGAGAAGGAAGTAAGCGAGGCTTGTAGGAATAGTAGAAGTGAAACAGCTGAAAGGCACCACCTTCCTGATGGAGTGAGACCCTCCCATCAGGCCTTCTTTTTTAGGATGGCGAGACTGTCGTAAAATCGACAATGAGCCTTAATTTTTTGCACCAAATTTACATCCTCTATTATAGGAATAAACCCTATTTTTAAAGGAGGATATTATGGGAATTAAAGGATTAAAGTGGTTTAAACAGAAACCGAAGACATTTAAGGTTGTCGTTGATCAGGACTATGCTCATGACATGGGTGTTGCTCTTGGAAGGCTGGGACTAACAGCCGACTATGTAACATACACCGGTGAATACGAGTATACGATCACTGGTCAATGGACACCTGGAATCTACGGCGATCGTAGAACCATGGAAGCGCTGACCCTGCTCCCCGTTAGGGAAGCGGTTGTATTCTGAAAGACTAACAGCTTTGTATGATATTTGAAAAACAATATCTGCAAGGCTGTTTTTCTTTTTCGAATCTCAAAAATTCCCGGGTGAGAAATTTCAGACATTCATTTTTAAAGGAGGTATCTATGGTTGCTACGTTGTGTTTTATTTTTGTTGCACTTGTCGGCGTACTGATCGGTGTTATGTTTGATCGAGAATACGGTCCAAACAATGTCTTACCAGATTGCGGCGGAACTGTCCTGATCTATACGCAGGACGGAGAAGCATATTTATTCCTCGATACCGAATTAACCCCAGACGAGTTATCAAAGAAATCTGAGGTTATTTTTAAGGTCGAAACGCGAAACGTGCAAGCTCCATTATGAGTAACCGAAAA